CCAGGCTCAGATCGTCGAGCGGTACGACGTCTACGTGGACACGGAGATCGGGCAGGTGGACCACGCGGACCTGCTGAAAGACCAGGACGATGAAACCTACCGGATCGTGAGCTACCGCAACCGGCTGTCCTTCCGTGAGTTCTCCGTCATCGAATGCGAGCTACGGAGAGTCGGGCCATGACGCAAATAGCCAAGATCATCCAGAGCCTTGACGCGCTCGCCACGGAAGACCCGCTGGCGTCGGCGTTGGCGACGGCAGGCTTCGTCGGTGGATTGCACCACGGGACCGATGCGAGCAGGAAAGAGCCGAAGCCGTTCGGTTTGCTGAACGCGACGCAGGTTGATTCGGAGGGCAACAGCTCAGGCGTCCGGCTGGTCACGTATCGCGTTGACCTGACCGTCGTGGTCGAGGCCGACAACAACGTGCTGGGGAAGATCCTGGCGACGTTTAACCACTACTGGGATCGGCTCTATGGTCAAGGCGCCCTGCCTTCGCTCGACCCAGATTATGCCAAGTTCGTGTTGATCTGGCCTGAGGCATCGGAGTCTGGCGAAGCGGAGGAGCAAACGACAGAGGGCAAGGACATTCTGCTTGGCGTCACGAGTTGGACGCTGAAACTATCCGAACATCAACCAGCACTGGAGGAGTAGCTATGGCTACAATGAACATCGGCCGGTCGGCTCGCAATGGAAGCGAGTCTGGAATCACAGGGTCCGAAGCGGTAAGTATGGAGCTTCCGCAATCTCCGGATCAGGCAATCTCGGCATCGACAGAGGAAGAGGTGAGCGTTAGCTTCGACGCCGCGAACCTCAAAACGTTCTCGATGGTCTGCGATCAGGCAGTGCCCGTGCAACTCTTGGAAACAAGATACGCAATCACTTCCTCGACCGTTGGCCCACCCGGCACGATCACCCCAACGGATGCGGACCTGACCGACGTCATCGGCGTGGGTGATCTGATCCGGGTTGAGAACACGGTAGCCGATGACGGAGTCTACCTTGTCGCGACGGTCACTACGGGGCCCAGTCTGATAACGCTGGAGAATGGACAGGCGCTCCCCGCAATTGGCGGGGCGGTCGGAACGCTATCGCGAGTAGCGTCTAAGCACATCAGCGGATACTCGTACGAAATCCAATCGACCACCCAAGCCACAGGCACAATCGTCATCAAGGGCAACGTGTCGAATCTGTTTGCGGCCGGTGAATACCTGAACATTCAAGGTACTGTCGGCCAAGATGGCTATTGGGAAATCGACAGCGTAACGTGGACGACTCCATCAACCATCATCATCGTCAACCTTATCCCCGGCGGGGCCGTTGGGCTGCCGGGGGTTGACGAGCTTGTTGTCGGCTACATCACGAAAGTATCCGCATCAATCGCGCTCGCAGCCAACAACCCGTTTCTGTGGTCGATTGACGGCGGATTGCAAAACCCGTTCATCCATGCCTCTGGCGTTGGGGATATCGGGCCTTCGTACATTCCGGCAGCTTCGGCGGTTGGCGCAGGCCGGCGCGGTGAAATCATTGCTGCAATGATCGACAACACCGCAAATGCCATCGCCGCATCATTCGACGCCCGTATCGGATCTGACTCTGACATATTCGCGATAGTCTAGGAGACAGCCATGGGACCCCCATACAGGCGAGCAAGTCGAAACTACGAGTTTACCCCAGCCGTCGGTTCGCACGTTCACGTCAAGCAGTACAACGCCGCGTACGTGCTGCAAGAGCCTGGCGTCATATTCGACGTCGAGACCGGCATCCTCACGGACATTTATTTCAATCAGGATACCACGAACAGCGGAAGCAACGGCGCACTCCAACGCACGCGAACGGGCTGCGATTGGAATTACGCGCTGGTGATGAGCTTCCCGGCTGGTCTGATCGGCGGCAGGTTGGCGGCGGTCTTCGCCCAACAGCTACTGGCCAGCAGCCGATCGGTGTGGATGCAATTCTTCATGGGTGACCCCGAATACTGGGAAGACCTGTACGGGGCCGGCACAGCGCGATCGTTCATCGGTCGCCGCTCGCTACTTTCGTCCGTGGTCCAGCGGACCGAAAACAAGGGGAAGTCAGTGGTCGGGTTGAACATCGTGGGTGAAGGCAGTTCACTCCTGCGGGCCGGATATGGCGATACACAAGTTCACCCGTAGGGGGCCGCCATGGCCGAGACCGAAATCAGAGAAGAGCGGATGATTTGGCCGGTTGCCGGGGTGGGCGGGTTCTTGGAGGTCGAGTGGGCACGCGACCCGGCCACTCCAGACCAGACCGGCTACGTTCCGCCCGGTGCCACTGGGGAAGAGGCCAAGCCCGGCAAGGGCGAGAAGCTGGAAGTCGAGCGGTGGAACCTCTTGCACAAGTTTGTGACCGTCGACCAGCCCCTATCCGGCGGCAAGGGTGCCCTCAGCAATCGACGTGTTGCCGACAGTTTCGTGTTTGCGTGCGAAGTGTCGCTGTGCACGAGGGCCACAAAGCAAGCAAGGAATCTGCCGGGGGACAACAGCCCATTTAGCCGCGAGCCATTCGTTGACGGGATGCTCCAAGGGCTGGCGAGCAACCAAGCCCTCTTCCATGTCGGCGTGCGATTCCAGTGCGGCGATCCGTCATTCTGGGGCCATCCCGAAACTCAGCCGATCCCAATTGCCACAAGCGACAAGGGGCTGTTCTACTTCTGCCCGCGCGTGGGGATCGAGAGCGTGGAGCCGACCAATTCAGCAAAGGGCAACGGCGTGGTGGCATACGTGGTGCGTGGCAAGGGATCGGCGCCTCTGGAGCGGTGGATAAATGATGTGCAGGTTGGATTTGGAGGGCTGGGCTTTGTCCCACCTGCGTAGCCATGGCCGCACAATACAAAACCCGACGCGGTGCAGACGGCCGGCTCGAATCCATCCCGGAGGAAGAGCAAGGCGCGTTGAAAGCAGCGGCCGAGGGTATCGCACCACCTCCCGCAGCCAGGCCGGGAGCGGTGACTGATCGCGATCTACGATTCATGGCCGCGAACACGGAGCAAGAGCCCCCAGCGCTGCCGCCTGAATCTCCACCGGTTCAACCTCCACCACCGCCACCTCGAGGTACCCCGGTTCAACCGCCACCGTTGCCAGAGGAAGAGGAAGAAAGCAGCGGCATCGGCGGGGCGATCAAGGGCGCCGTAACTGGATCGAAGGCAGGCCCGATCGGTGCTGTCGTGGGTGCAGGCGTTGGTTTCATGGCAGGCCGCAAGAGCAACCCCGCTCCAATCGGCACGCTGGACCGCGGATCGGTGGCGGGACAATCAGACGACACGCTCCGAGAGCTGTTGGAGGTGCAGAAGCAAATCGCCCTGGTTGGTTCGCCGATCAAGAACGCGGTCACGACCAACGCAGTAAAGTCGAGGATGTGAAGATGAATCTGTACCGGATGGATCGGGTCGAGCATACTTCGTCCAGCGGCATCGAGACCGTCGAGACGTGGGTTTGCGAGCCCTACGAACAAGCCCGGGAAGTCCAACGTGAACTGACCGGGTCGGTTTCGTTTGCTGGTAAGTCGTGGTCGAGAAAGTACCCAGCGAGAGATCCTCAAAACGAGAATTGCTTCTGCGTAGAAACGCTGGTGACAAGTTCCCACCCCGATGCAATGGCATCCTCGGAGGAGCTGACTGGGGACAACACCATCAACAAACTGGAAGATGTGCCGGTCAAGCTCCAGAAGGGGACGGCAGGTGCGGTGATCCGGGCGACGTATCGGCCCCTCATCACGGCGTGGAAAGCCAGCGAAGATGACGATGGCAACGAAGTCGAAGGCGACGGCACAGAACGGTGGGATTGGATCGACCCGATAATCAGGCCGGGGGTCAGACAGATACCGTGGCCGCCTGGGCTGCTTATTGGGCTGGACAAGCTGATCGCAATCTGGCCATTCGACAGCGGATTCGCCCCCGTTCCTGACAATGTCTCCAATCCCCTTGGCGTGTCCGTGTCCGACTTCTCTATCCGCCGGATGTACGTCGGTGAGATTCCGTGGGACACCATCGCGGCGGCGTCCAACTCAGTCAACGGCACGGACTGGCCGGGCGGTGGAAACGCTAAGGATGGGCTGCCGGAGTTCAAGGCACGCACCCTGAAGTTCATCGGGGCGGATGTTCAAAACATGATGGACGTTGACGGCAACCGGTGGTATGAACTTCAATACAACTTCGAGTGGGTGCAGCACTATACCGATCGGCTATTCGACAAGGATGGCAAGCAAAGCCAGGGCTGGGTCACCTGGAACCACATCTTCTACCGGCCGCGTTGGAATTCCGAATCCACCACCGGATGGTACGAGGTTTGGAAGGGGGAGGAGAAGCAAGATATTCCTATGCGAATACTCGACAATTGGTTGCCGGGGCTTGCGATCACGGGCGGCCGGCTGTTCAATGACGTAGACTTCTCCACGCTGTTCGACAAGCCGGCACAATGATCGAACCCAGACCCAACCCGCCGACCATGTCCTCTCCCGATCTTGCAATTCAGCAAGGCGCAACCCACCTAGGTCTGACGCCAGTCAAGACCATCCAGCCGGTGTGGGCGCGGATTACAAAGGTCGATGACGAGGTTGCCAAGCACGAATGGGAAATGGTGTTCGTCGATCCCGCTCAGAAGTGGGACACGGTAGACCTGGCACCGTACGGCAGCTACGTCGACGAGGCAGAATCAGCGAGCGAAGAAACGGTACTGTACGATCCAGCGGTGGAGGTGAACAGTCGGCCGGTGCCAGTGGGGTCGATCGTCCGGCTGTACCCGCACCAGGATGCGTTCCCCATCGAGCGCGACGGCAAGTACAGTTCGTCGCGGTTCTGGCTGTTCTCATTCGATCAAGGGTTGCGGCCGTTCGTGCTTGCTCAGGACGTGATACCATCGCGTGCAACCGGCCCTGGCGACAACACGCAAATCTACGATTACACGGCACAGGCGAAGTGGTTGGACGAACCCGGGGCAACGGTAACACTCTACTCGGCACACGTAAGCGGCTGGCCAAGCTGGGACGGGATAATCTCCCTGGGCGTTGGCCGTGGTCCTGGGATGTACTTTCGCGGCACCTACGGCTGGGCACGCTACACGCCGCAAGGGACGCGGATCGGGTCCGATGATGACGGCAACCCCGAGTGGCGCGGCGAGTGGCAGATTGTCACCCTGTACGCCGAGACGATCATGCGGGGACGGGTGACTGACACGGGCGGCGTATCGGCCAGGGGAATCGGGCAAGCTAATCTGTGGTGGATCAATAAGGACCAACAGGTCGAGGAAAGCGAGGTGTCTGGCTACAATGTGGTATTCTTGAACGATCTGCAAGTCGAGTTGGATTACGATGACGAGATTGTGCTTTACTACAACCGCAACGTCGCAATCTGGATGACGTTGCGACTGCCTGCCCCCGCATTCGTGTCGGCCTATGCCTATGCGGATGTGCAGACGACCGGGATCGGGAACGATGGCGTAGACGTGTTGGTGCCCATCGACACCGAGATATTTGCAGACGAGAACCCGATAGCCAGCGAATACTACGCCCAAACAGGCGGCGATACAGGCCACTCGCTGGAGTTGGACAAGGTCAATAAGGGCATCAAGAACATCGGGAACATCAACCTGGTCGTAAACGTGAGTTGGACAGTAACGGCACAACGGGTCATCACGGACCTTGACGTTGACGTTGATTCATACTGCCAGGTGCGATTAAAGAATAACGGAGTCACCGTGGATGGTGTGTCCACGCGCATGTCATCGAGCCGCCGCGCAGCCCCAACAGCTACCGGCGAAGGCAACCTGGCAGTCAACAGCGTATCAGGTAACACCCGGCAACTGCTGAAACCAGATGAGCTATTGACGCTGTGGATTCACAAGAACTTGTCGTATCTATCCGGACTGGGGGGCGAAGCGCCAAACGACTGGGAAACCACCGCGACGATGTGTCACATGACCGTCGAGACAGTCGAGGGCGTAGTATTCGAGGAGCTGCCGTAATGGCCAAACTCGCACGCACCCGCCTTGCATCCAGCACCACGCGCCCGGGCACAAAGCCAACGGCTCAGATCCGCAAGGCCACACCACAGAAGAAGATCGTCTTCAAGAAGGGCTTCGGCAAGCAGTTCTCGCCCGAAGATATTGCCAAGCGGAAGAAGCAATTTCAACGGCAGCAACGCGAGAACAAGGAAATAGCCCGGTCACTCGTCAAGCGCGACCCATCACGCGGGCGGCAGTCGGCGCGTCGATCCAAGTTCAAGCGGGGCAAGGCCGTCGCCACCAAGCGGCTAAAGCTATTCCGGGCGAACATCGGCGAGTTGGAAGTCATCAAAGAGATGAGTGTGTCCAGTTCGTGGGTTAGCAAGATACACCTCGTCATGGTAGCCCGTCGACCAGCGCTCGCCATCACGTTTCACGACCAGTTCACGGCCCTGTACCCAACAACCAACATCCGCGATTACGAAGCCATGTCACGCTCGGCCAGCAAGGGCGGCTACATCTGGGCTGCGCTGTACCACGGGCGACCAGGGCAGGGAGTCGCGTACCAAAGCATTCAGTTCAACCGGAAGTAGAACCATGTCCGACGAAAGCGACGAAGCCGTAAAGTTCATCCCGGTTCGATACGTCGACGAACCAGAGGAGTTCCCCATCCTGTTTGTTGAGGAGGAGCATGTCCGGCAAGCCAAAGAAGATTGACGAGTCGCTCCTAAAGTGGATGGCCAAGCGTCAATGCACGCAAGCTGAGATGGCCGAAGCCCTCGGGGTACACGCGGACACTCTCAGGAACCGTTTCTCGGCACAGCTAGCTAAGTGGCGATCAGTAGGAAAGACACGGCTCAGGGCCATGCAATGGAGGCGGTGTCGCAAGGGCTCGGATTCAATGCTGATCCATCTAGGCAAGCAGTACCTCGATCAGAGCGACAAGACGCAGATCGAAGCGATTGGCGACGTGTTCGACCCGCTCGCAGCCTACGCGAAGGATCCTGCATTGCTGGAGCGGGCCATGCAACTGGAAAGGGATATCTACGATGCGGACAAAGCTTTGGGCACCGTCGACACTGGCGAGACTGACGTACCGGGGGTGGCAGTTCCCGGAACACATCCAGAAGCTCGAAGCGTTCGTAATGAAGCTGTTGACGGACCCGGCGTTCAACCGGGGAGTGGTGTCTATCCCGGTTAGGCACGGAAAGAGCGTCTACTGTAGCCATCTGCTGCCATGCTGGCACATGCTGACTCAGCCCCACAAAAACGTCTGGGTTGTGACGTACGGGTCGGACTTCGCTGCTGAGTTCGGCAGTCGCAACCTGGATCTTATGAAAGAGCATGGCCACAAACTTGTTGACCGCCGCTTGCATCCCGACTTCGCCCGGCGCGACCATTTTAGGATTGCACCCCCATACGTAGGCGAATTCCGCGGAATGGGCATCCAGGGCGGGTTGAGCGGCAAGGGGGCCCACCTCATCGTCTGCGACGATCTTATTAAAGAGTTCGAGGAGGTGGTCACTGAGGAGGGCCGCGACCGGATATTCCGTCGATTCTTCGACAACGTGCTGAACAGGCTAGAACCGGGCGGCAAGATCCTGATGATTATGTCCAGACGGCATCCTGACGACCTGAGCGGCCGTCTACTCGCGATGAACGCACAATTGCCATTGCGAGACCAGTGGCACGAGATAACCTTCCCTGCCCTCTCTGACGACGGCGTAGCCCTCTGGCCTGAGCGATACCCCACCGAGGAGCTACTGAGCATCAAGCGGACCCTGGAGCTTGCCGGCGAGTCCCACGTCTGGCATGGGCTGTATCAGCAGGATGCCGCGGCGGCGGCCGAGCTTTGCGAGTGGCCAGCCTACTACTGGGATGAACCGTTCTACTATCGGGACAAGCCGGATTTCAAGCCAGTCTTAAAGCTCATGTCGCTGGACCCCAGCATGGGCAAAAACGATCGCACGGGGGACTTCTCCGCGCTGCTGTACGGCGAGACGGACCCCGAGGGCACGCTTTGGGTCGATGAACCGGTGATGGTCCGCGTGGACACGACTGGGATCATCGACAGATCGGTCGAAATGCTGGAACGGCGCCGGCCCGATGCGTTCGGCGTAGAAATTAACGGCTTCCAAGAGATGATTGCCCAAGGCATCTACAAGAGGGCACCGAGCATAGCGAATATCTACCCGTTCGACAACGTCCGGGCCGAAGCTGTGGCTGCACTGAGGGTTGGGAAGCCGGCGGGACACAGCGTTGCCGGCAAAGCCAAAGAGGTCGAAATCCGCATGACGCTGACACCCCGGCTGAACCAGCACAAGCTAAGGATCCGCGACACGGCACAGGGTCGAATGCTCGGCCAACAGCTTCGCGACTTCCCCATGGCCAAGCACGACGACGGGCCGGATTCGCTTACCACTATGGAGCGGCTGTTGCGTGGCCTCATGGGTGGAAAGCAAGAAACGCGGCGACAGCCGATCACGACCGCGTAGGCCTGAGATCAGCCGAGGTGGCATCCTACGGTTTTGCGACACGGGCCGCACTTTTTGCGCAATTCGTAAAAGATTTCCTCAACACTGGGGTTGAAACGCCCGGGGCGATCTGCCTATGATCTGTCATGCATCATACGAACAACACAACTTCGCTCCCGGCCGGTCCTCTGGCGCTACTCCTCTTTGATGGGGAGTTCCGAAGGCGCTCGTGTGGTGCAAACCGGCCGGGGGCTTTTCTGGAGGATGAATCAATGGCAGGTCTTGACATTCACACAAACTACGGCGGATCGGTCCACGCGGAGATGCTGGCCGGCCACGAGAACGTGGTCATACTCAGAGCGATTGACGAGCGTGAGTGCCTGATGAACGTGTTTATGTTGCGCGAGCAGGCGGCCCAACTGGTCGATGAGTTCTACAAGAACAAGTGTGTGCCGGCCGAACACACTAGCTACGAAGCCGAACTTCTTGACCGCACCAATTGTCGCGACGAGAAGATCGCCGAGCTGGAGGACGAGATTGAACGGTTACGCGAGTCGGCCGCAGAGGAGATTTTCGGCGACGTCGCGACGCTAGGTGCCGTGTGCCTGACGCCAGAGGAGACGGAGGAGTTGACCGGCGCGGCCGCCCATGAGCCCAACACCGATCCGGTCACAACGCCAGAGGAGTGTGCCCAACTTTGCTACCTGTTCTGCAAGGTTGTCCGCTCGACCAGGTCGACGGAGGATATGGCGACCGCAATGATGGAAGCCGTGACAGCGATCATCCGGTCCTATCCCGGGGATATTGACCATGAATGAGCAAGGATCCCCCGGCTGGATTGCGGAACGGCTCGGCAAGTGTACGGCGAGCCGGTTCAAAGATGTCCTCACGAAACCCCGGAGCGGCGACGGGCTGAGCAAGACCGCACGATCATACGAGCTCGACTTGATCGCGGAACGCCTCACGTTAGAGCCGCAGGGATTCGGTGGCAACGCGGCCACCGACTGGGGCAACGAACACGAGGCCGACGCGATCGCGCTTTATCAAGAGGTCGCGCAGGTCAAGGTAGAACGGTGTGGTTTCTGGGAGAAGATTGGGGCGCCCGGCGTGGGGTGTTCGCCCGACGGGCTGGTCGGCCATCTTGGCGGCGTCGAGGTGAAGTGCCCGTACAACCCACGGGTCCACCTGGAATACCTGCTAGGCGGCGTCTGCCCGAAAGGACACGTCGCGCAAGTGCAGGGGAATATGTGGTGCAGAGACGCGGATTGGTGGGATTTTTGCAGCTACGATCCGCGTATCAACCCAGACCTCGGAAAGAACGCGTACAAACTAGCGTTGTTCCGCGTCCGCGTGCTGCGAGACGAAAAGTACATCGACACCCTGGCGTACCGTGTCGCGTCGTTTCTAGACGTGCTGCGGGCCGACCTGCACAAACTAACACAAGGAATGAACAGATGACCCCACAGCAACAGGCCGAACAGCCGCAACAGCAGACGGAAGCGGAAGCGGAAGCGGAAGCGGAAACGGAAACGGAACGGCTCCTGAGAACCGGCTCGATACGTACCACCCGGCAGCAGAATATCCAAGAGGGCGCGGCTTCTTTCCTTGGCCTGCACCCATCCAAAGTCGTCGACGTGTTACGAGGCGTCTGGACAACCTCCAAGGGTCAACCCCCGTTGACGCCTGGCGAGATCGGGGCGGGAATGGCCCTGATTTCCAGGTATGAACTCGACCCTTTCAACCGCGAGATTTATGTCACGCGGGACAAACAGGGCCGCTTGATGATAATCATCGGCCTGGATGGTTGGATACGTGTGCTCGACCGCACGGACCACTACGACGGCTTCGTACAAGAGCTAATTTTCGACGACAACGGCGAGCTAACTGAGGTCGTTACGCAAATCTTCTCCAAGAAGCGCAAACACCCGGCGACTTACCGGGCCTACGCGAAAGAGTACGCAAAGCTCGGCGGCAACATGCGAGAAAAGATACCGTGGCACATGCTACGGATTTTCAGTCTCAAACACGCCGGCCGATTGTTTGTCCCGCTTGGGTCTGTCGTGACCGATGAGGAGGCCCGCTGGATGGGATCCGCGGAACCGGCGTCCGACAACACGGCCAAGCACATCGAACAGGCGCATGCAGAACGGATCGCCGAGCAGTCAAGGGCGGCATGCACACACGCAGGGTTTGCGGCGCCGCAAGACCTGCCGCCATTCGATCCGCCGACAGAGGCAGAGGTGGACGCGAGCAGACCATTCAAGCGACCGCAGCAAGAGGTGGGAGATGCCATGGCGCCGAAGGAAATCTACCCCACGCCAGCTCAGCAAGCCGCGGCGGCAGAAGAGCTTTGCGAGCGGATCTGCAACGCCAAGTCGATTGACAACGTCGAGAAGTTAGAGAAGGACGTGGTCGAATGCGTCAAAAAGCACCGCATAACGCAGGCGCACGCGGTCGACCTGGCAGGGATGGTCCTCGACGCGAAAGTGAGGGTGCAGGGATGAAACTACCCAGGTGCCCAAAGTGCCACTCTGAATGTACCCAATTCCAATACAGGGATGGCGACTGCTGGTGGCGATGCGATGAATGCTGTAATGAATTTCAATACGACCCAGACGATCCAGACAAGGCGAGAGTGAGGGTGCAGGGATGAGAGAATCGAAGTGTCCGAAGTGTCCAAAGTGCGGAAGCAATCGCCAGGTCTACGAAGATGGGGATCGCGGTTTTTGGTGCGATTCCTGCAAGGTTGCCTTCGACACCAATCCAGACGAGGGCGGCGACTACTCTAATGATCCCACCAAGCGGATCGAACGCACCGAAGCGCTCGCAGCAGGGCAGGCGGCGTGGAAGAAACGGCACGAAACCCAGCGGCAAAGGGGCCGTTGACAGCCCCAAGCGGAAACGCTAGCTTTCCGGAATGCGAATCCATGATCCAAACAGCTACACGCCATCGGCCCGGATTCTCGGCTCAAACTGAGCCAGGATTCGCAAACCGGGTCGGTGGCTTTTCTAGACGGAGCGACGACATGGCCGGCGATTGGATCAAGATGCGTCACGATCTAGAAGACGATCCGGCTGTTATCGCACTTACCGCTCTAGAGGGGGTAGAAGATCCCGAGCACGCGGTAGGAAAACTTCACAAACTCTGGTCATGGGTCGACCGCCAGACGACAAACGGCG